TTCTTCGTGGAGATCGTCTAGCACCCCACGAAATTTAGGATCTTTCATCACATTACCTACGATTGATCCAATCTCCTGCAAAAGCGTTCTGTTCGCTTCATCTGCTTTTTCTGGAGTTGCAGAACTTAATTTCTGTGCTAATCGGTTTTCATTTGCAAATTCCGCTAATGCTAGCCTTGCTTGTCTTTTTGCTAAAACAACTTTTCTGCTTTTCTTTTTACCTCTTTCTTCAAGTGTTTGATGAACGCTCCAGGTTTGCAATCCTCCGTTGCTGTTTATAAAAAGCCCTTGCAGATCGTTTGCAAGCCTTTGGTGATACTCTTTAGGCAGTATGTTATTGTAATTATTGATTATATTTGCCTGAATTGAATCAAGCTCTTCGCTTATTTCAGATCGTGAAGTCTCTGGCGTATATTCTTCTTTATAAAGCAGTCCTGAATCAGAAGCTTTTTGCGCAAATTCTAGTTTTGCTTCTCTTAATGTTTCCTCGTAAGTTCTTTTTTGTTGTTCTTCTGCTTTTGAAAGCTTTTGAAGTATTGTCTCAACTGTATTGCTGTGACCAGCGTTATCCAAACTAACCTTTGCTCCGCGTAGAAAAGACTTTTTACGCGATGGATTGTCTGCTAAATATGCCGTGACTAATTCGCTACTAAGCAGAGAATTTCTTTTTTCTTCAATCCTTGTTCTTATTTTAGTTTTAAAATCTTCAGTCGTTATTTTTTTATTACTTATATCTTTGTATAATTCCACGCGCTCATCTTGAGCAAAGCGTTTTATTTGCCCTGCTAACGCATCAATAATGTCTGCTTCTTCCTGCCTGCGCTCGCGCTCCTGCCTTCCCAGATCATCAATATAAGCATCAAACGCCATATCTGCACCTTTGCCTACCACTTGACCTAATTTGTTGATTGCTTGCTCTGGGCCGATCTCATACTGAAGCCATTGCATAACATTTGGGGCAGCAGCACCTTGCGCTTTCTTAGCTGGCGTGATCGTTGGCGCTTTCGCCTGCGCTTGGGCTGGTCTGAATCGAAGTCTAGGCATTATCAGTACATCCAGTTAAACATTGACATTCCCTTAGCCCCTACGCCTGAAGCTTTACCTCCTGCGCCTGTTTGTGTCCTTGAAGAATAATCCATCCACATCATCTGCGAGCCTGTGTTTAAAGCGCTTGTTAAGAGCGTAAGATTACGCGCGCTCCCCATGTTGTCTGCGGATCGGTTCGCCATGCCCCCCAAGTCATAATAATATTCGCGCTCCATTTCGCCTTGTTTGACGATCATTTCTGCACTTCTGCTAGCATTGTTTCGGATGGTTGCTGTCTTGATAGAAAGACTTTGATTCATCTGATCCACTGCAAACTTATTAACGAGCGCCTGCGCCATTGCTACACGCCTTGGTGATCCATAATTGACAACTGCACCACTGCTTCCAGTGGATGAAATAATATCTCTAACTGCGCGCTCGCCTTTATCTCTCTGGGTTGCTATTTGATAGCCACCTTCCCATTCCATGTATTGAGCGTTTTGTTCTGCTGCCTTGAGAACTTCTTCGGCCTGCATGTTTGCAAACTGAAGCTTTCTGTCTCCATACTTTCGATTAAGATCAGCCTGTCTGCGCATAAGCTTTTCAGACTTCATGCTAGACTGATAACCTCCGTAGCCTTCAAGAATCCCTTTGGCTAGCAACGCATAGCCGATGTATTCAATCATTTTTACTCATTAGTTTCATAGTCGATGGCTACATGCAGGATTGAGCTTGGAAAAGGCATGTCCTGCCTTAAATAAATCTCACCAAGAGAATCATAAACTCCTGGCATCGTTAATTCTCTGTCGCCAGTAAACAGCGGAAGTGCAGTTGAAAGTGCATCGCTGGTCAGTCGAAAAGTTTCTGTCGTTAATTCATCACTGGAAACACCATACTTCAGCCCCATTGTGTCAAGTAGTTTCACATGAATCCTGTGTATGCGTTTTTTATTTCCAATGCTTGTTTGAGTGCTGGGGTCGCCAATAGCTAGCGCAAGCGTTTGAATATCACTGTTATAGGAAAAGCCAACGCGGGCTTTTGTGACAGCAAGAGCTAAAGATAGCTGGCCTGCGCTTACAGTTTTATCGGGCTGGTTTGCATCATCTCCAAGAACAGAAAGAGTCTCGCCTTCGATGTAGTGCAATCCTGTTAGCGTGCTAGCGCTTGAACCTGAATAATATGCCCCGCAGTCTACAAAATGTGCTTCGCTTGCTGCCATGCTGTTATCATAAAATTCTTCCAGATACTCGACAAACCGCTGTTCTACATCTTTCTTGTAAATCGTGTGCGTTCCGCTCCCTTGATCTATATCTATTGCAGTTCCTCCCGATGTAGCTGCAACCTTAAAAGTGTTTGTTGTCTTGTCACGGATATAATAAGTCGTTCCTGCCGTGATGTTTGCAGGCATTGTGTCTGCGGTGGTGAACTTGATCTGATCAGTGTCGCTCAAGCCGTGTCCAGTAATTGTTATTACGTTGGTGCTAGCATTGATATCTGTGTGCGGGAACTGTGTCAGGTATTCATCCACATGGCGCTTGACAACCATCCAAAGCTGATCGTGTCCTGAAGATCCTGTTCCGCGCGGGATTGCTGCTATGCTATCGACTTTTGCATGGCTCCCATACGTTGCATCTGTGTGTGATCCTCCGATTATGTGAAGCCCCCAGGAGTTCATATTGAGATCGACATTATAGGTGCATGTTGCCACCTTTCCGTCTGTCCTGAGTACCCAAAGCAACGATCCTGGCTGATCTTGAAAAACAAGTGCTTTTACACCAGTTTGCGTAATGTCTTCCGCACGCAAGCTGATATCTTTTGCACTGTATTGTTCCTGTTCTCGATCAAATATAAGCTCACGCACCTTTCTGCCGTTCTTCTGGACATAAAGCACGTTATTGCCGACTTGGGCGGGCAACGCGCTATCATGCGCACTCCAGTTGGAAATCTTCTCAATAGTGAAATTAAAAGGCGTGATCGTTACATCATCACGATTACCAAACATCTGATAAATACCGCCTGATGTTCCCAAAGATAAACGCCTGCCCTCATTGATCCATTCGATCTTGTCAACTGTATCGGATGAAATCATGAGCGAAAACGCATTATCGCTGTATATTTGCTCACCCATGATGCTAGCGCCTGCCGTGTCATAATTTCCTGTGTTGACACCAAGCGCTTCACTGGCTGAAAAGTTGTCGAAATCGCCTGTTTTACTGAAGTGAACTGTTTGAGGTTCTTCTGTGGTTCCTGCTAGCACCATGCGCTGCTGGTAGATTTGGCATGAGCGCGGGTATCCTGTTGTGTCGGAAAACGAACCTAGCTGCCACTCGGTTGTGGCATCTTCAAATGCTAAATGTTCTGAAGCAACAGCAGTGATGCTGGTAGTGCCAGCACGCGCTGTAACCTCTACATATCCCCATCTTATCTGCGGAGCAACTTCAGTGTTTAGGCGTATGATCCTTCCGACATCAGTTGTCTGAAATCCTGTGTTGTCATTAATGCCTGTTACCGCACTAGCTGTAATGGTTATTTTTGAATACTTTGGAATAAACTTTTTATAGAATTTTAATTCTTTGGTTACTGTTCCACTTAATACTTTTTCTGTCCCACCAACACTATCTGAAAGTTTAAAAGTGTTTATTGTAGCAGCTATCACATAATAAACAGTCCCCGCAGAAACCCCATTTAATCCATCACCTACTTTGTAAAAAACCCTTTGACCATTTACTAAGGGATGGTTGACCATTGTAAATAAGTTTGTACCGCTTGTATCTACTGCATCTTTGGAGATTTCACCTATTAGCTGGAAACCATAATCCTTGTAATAGAGTTTGCGCGTTCCTGAGCCTGCATCTGCTAAGGCTTGCGCGCCTCCACCTTCACTTGCTGAAACCTGAAACTCATCAAGGGTTGCGCTTATTATGTAGTAATCAGTAGCAACACTAAGCCCGCTAGGTAGATCGTTGCTGCTACCATCATCAAACCGAACAACATTATTATCGACAAGTCCATGATTCGGGATTTTGAATTTGTTGTTGCCAGCATCTATATTTGTGTCTGCAAGCTCTGCGATTAAGGGTCGATCTGTTTCTGCTGAAATGCTTTGAGCTATTGTTAGCGTAGTATCTTCAGTATTCATTGGAAGATAAGGCCCATCTTTTAAAGTAAGATCAGCAAGTGTCCAACTGGTGTCGCTCACACGCTTTAACTCTGCAAACTCATGGCTCGGATGTGCTATGAAGAGAACATCAGCAGATTGTGTAAAATAGAGATCATCAATCTGGCTGACTGTGTAACTTGTAGCCTTTTCAAGAGGTTTTTTGACTGTGTGCGTGCCTGAACCAGAAGCCGTACTGAGATCAAACGCCGCGCCTATCGTATTATCTGCTAGCGAAAGCGTGACATCGTTGGTGCTTTTGGTTTTTATGAAATAGCGCTGATTGGTGAGCAATCCGTTTGGTAGTGATCCACTGGTCGAGAAGTAAATGTCATCGCCTACGCTGAGCGTGCTAGCATCTGCTAGCGTGATTACGTTAGTGCTATTGTTAACACTGGAAATCGTTGTTGCATCCGTTGTAACAATTGCATCTTCTCGATAAAACCTGATATAGCTTGCGCCGAACTCCAGAATATAGCTTTGCCCGCTTCCAAAGTTGAATGGAACCAGACGAACCGCACCATTATCTTTTGCGCGTGATGTATAGAAAGTCCCAGGTCGGCGTGAAACCGATCCTTGAGGAAGAGGAATATAATTTTGACAGAGCTTTACGCTGGAACGATACGAAGGGAGATCGACATAACCCTGCATGCGCGGGCTGATCTGCCCATCTGCAAAACTGGTTTGAACGCTTTGAACGCGCGCCATTTAGAGCCTCGCTTCAATAAAAACATCACTCCAGAGTGTGTCAACGTAAGCGCGCTCTGCTGAGTCTACTGAGCGTGCTTCTGCTAGCGCAGATTGATACTTTCCAAAAAGATTATCGCGCAACTCAGGGCGGCCAGTAAGCGACTCAGCAATTTCGGATGCGAGCCGCAAACCTAGCGCCTGAATAATGAGCGAATCAAATTCATTCGGGTCTGTTATCTGCTTGATATATTTGAGCTTTAGACTTGATGCATCGGTGACGATTGAACCATTCTCAATTCGATAAGGTTCGTCCCAATCTTCAACATCTAGCACCCTCAAGCAATCGCTGGGCAGCGGATACGCATAATCAAAGCCCCATGTCGGCGTAGTATCCGATTGAGCTAGCTGCGTGCGCGTGACAGCACAAGACCAGGGATGTGAGCGAAGAACCGCATCCCGCACATCGTTGTAACGGAGATTGCAGAGCCTCGCCCGCTCATTGGCATCCGATAAAGAGGATATCTTCTGATCGCCTAGATTACTCAGGGCGATGTTGCAAATATCAACGACAGATGCCATTTAGTTGCTCAATCAACTGTGTAATAAATCATACACTTGATTGTCTTGGTATCCGCTAATGCAGCAGTTCCAAGAGTGACTTTCACATCCGACAATGCTGTGGTTTTTGTTCCAGCAGCAGTTGCTCCAAAAATATGAGCTACGCTAATGGTTGCCGTAGCAGCTGCACGCATCGTAGTTGCTCCCACTGTAATAGCATAAGTGGAAGAACCTGTGTTGTTATGCTGGAGTACACCATAAAGCAGTGTCGCATTTGCTGGGACTTTTCCCAGATAAAGGACATCAGTTGTGCCAGTTGCTCCACTTGCCGTAAAGCTGTCATAGCACACACGAACTCGCCCACCCCATTCGGCTACATCAACTGCGGCAGGAACAGTGCCATCAGTGACTCCAGCACCAACAGGGTCTTGCGCGGTGTAATTAACACCAAACTTATTTGCCATAAGACTCCTTAGTGGCTAGGGGTTAAGAAGGATCGCAAGCAATCTCAACAACGCGC